AAAGAAGTCAGTTTTAACCCGTATCGGCGAGTGGTTGACGCCGAATGTTAGAGATGTTGTCGTTTCTGGGCAGGAAGATAGAGCCGCCAGGCCAGGAGTCTTTGATGACTACTGGTACACGCGAGTTGAAAGCCCGACAGCCGCAGGCGTGAGCGTAAACGAAAGCACCGCCCTGAAATTCTCTCCCGTCTTTGCAGCAGTCATAAAAATAGCCGGAACTATCGCTTCTTTACCCCTTATTACCTACCGGGAAGGCGAAAAAGGCAAGAAAAGGGACTTAAAACATCCGCTTTACTCCATTTTACACCACCGCCCGAATCCCGAACAGACCCGAATGCAGATGTGGGAAGCACTTATGGCGCACCTTCTCCTCTGGGGAAATTGCTACTGTCACATCCAGCAGGACTTGATGGGCAGACCGATTGCCCTCTGGCCACTTGACCCCTCTCGAATGGAAGTCAAGCGCCCCGACACCAACGGGCCTCTCGTTTATCAATACCGCATGACGGATTCCAGCGAACCTGTGAATTTTCCGCCCTGGGAGATACTTCATATCGCCGGTTTGGGCTTCAATGGAACGATAGGTTACTCAGTAATCTCACTTGCGCGTGAAGGTATTGCAACAGGTCTAGCGTATGAAGAGTATTCCGCGCGGTTCTTTAGCAACAACGCAACGCCGTCGGGCATTATCGAAATTGACGGACTTGTTGATGACAAACAAAGAAAAGTCATACGCGAAGACTGGTATGCAGCCTATGGAGGCGTTTCTAAATCCCAATTAATTGGTATTATGGCGCAGGGAATGAAATTCAAGCCTGTTTCGATAAGTCAAGTCGATTCGCAGTTTTTAGAGTCAAGGAAGTTTTCAGTTACTGAGGTTTGCCGATGGTTTAATATCGCCCCTCACATGATCTTTGACCTTGAGAGATCGACAAATAACAACATCGAACAGCAGTCCCTTGAAGCCGTCATTTACACTTTCCGGCCTTGGTGCGTCCGGATCGAACAGGCAATCCAAAATAAATTAATCATTGAAGATGACGTGACTGTAGAGCATCGGCTTGAGGGTCTCCTCCGGGGGGATACTGCGGCAAGGACCGCCTTTTATACTGCCGGCATTCAGAACGGCTGGCTCTGTCCAAACGATATCAGAGAATTGGAAAATCTGGAATTAATAGAAGGCGGGGATACCTATTTGCGGCCATTAAATATGATTCCACTGGGCCAGGATGCTCCGGTAGAGAGCAATGCACAGCAAGAAGGGAAAATTATTCAGATGCAGTTAAAAAACAAGAAGGGAGAATCTAATGCCTCCTCTTAAAGATATCACCGGAATGCGATTCGACAGGTTGGTTGCCTTATCTCTTCATGGAAGAGAGAGGTTCGGCAGGGCAATTTGGCTTTGTAAGTGTGACTGTGGAAGGGGAATTATTGCTTCATCCTCTAATTTAATGAGAGGAAATACAAAAAGTTGCGGATGCCTCCGGGACGAAAAAAGAATTGACAATGGTCACAACCGTTGTGAATGGGCGGATTACTATACCCAGAACCAAAATAGAGAATTTGGAAGGAACCATCTTTAGGCACAAGCATGAGGAGAATGACCTATGACAGAAAATAAATATCATCAGATACCGATGCAAGACGACGGCGACTTCGTTTCGTTTGAGGAAAAAAATTTCCTCCCTGAGAAGGGAATTCAGGTGTCTGCGGGGAAACTCAAAAGCGATCCCGACGGCCCTGCCCATATCAGACAATTCCGTTTTGACCCCGAAAAGTGGTCGATTGACGAGGCCGAGAAGTGGGTCGAGCATCACAAACAGCACTCAGGTCTGGAAAAGCGCTCGTTTGACACCACAATCGGATTCTCAAAGGAAGATCGCAACGAAGTGCGGCTCCGGGGTCTGGCGATCCCATACGGAGAACTGAGCAACAACCCGATTCAGGGTATGTCGGACATGAAAGAAAGAATCCTGCCGGGAGCCTTCAGAAAGTCTCTGGAAAGCGGACGCGACGTGATGATGCTCTGGAATCACGAGTTAAAATATATCTTTGGCCGGACGAGAAAGGGGACATTGCAACTGAATGAAGATGAGAGAGGCGTGAACTTTATCAATGATCCCCCGGAATCAGGCTGGGCCAAAGACTTACTCCCCTCGATCAAGCGCGGGGATTACAGCAACATGAGTTTCAGTTTCAAAGATGATGTCAAACCGGATTTAACCCTGGAGGATGGCAAGTATGTGCGGAACGTCAGACAGGCCACGCTTTTTGAAATCTCTCTGGTCCCTTATGCGGTTTATGAAACGACATCGGTAGGACTGCGCGGTGCGGGTCAATTCATGATTGACGGTTTGATGTTGCCCGACCCGTCAACCGAGCAGAAAAGGACGATGGAAGAACTCGATCAGTTTAAAGAGGTCGAGGAAAAATTCAACAATCTAAAAAAGCAGTGGCTATAGGAGGATTTTTAAAATGCAATCTTTAGACAGAACAATCGAATTAACCAAACTCATTCAGAGCAGGATGGCTGAATGTGAGGCCATGAAAAACAAGGCACAGGCCGAGGGGCGCCATCTCGATGAGGATGAACGGAAAAGATTTGGCGAGTTCATGACGGATGTATCCGTTTACACGGAAGAGCTCGAACTGGAAAAAAGGGAGGCGGTTGTCCGCGAAAGGCTCGCGAGGCCGATGAGCGACGGCGTGCGACCCAACATTGACCCCGCATTGGACGAACTGCAAGCGAAATATCCCGGTCTTCCCCCGAAGGATCAGCGGTTCGCTTCATTCGGCGATGCGCTTGTTGCCGCGAGGTATGCAACCGATCCGTCGCGGGGCGTTGACAGTAAACTTCGCGCACCCGCCGGTATGAGCGAAGGCTCCCCGGCTGACGGCGGGTTTGCGCTCCAGATGGATTATGCGTCCGATATTAAAAAGAGGATGTTCTCAACCGGACAGATTCTTCCCCGGCTGACTAGACTCCCGATTTCCGCAAATAGCAATTCAATCACCATTCCGGCAGCAGCAGACGATACGGAAAGCGCGGGTGTGTTTGGTGGAATCATCGCTTACTGGCTTTCGGAAGCAGGAACGAAATCAACCAGCTCCCCGAAGTTCCGGGAGATGATCCTGAAATTGAAGAAACTCGCCGTCGTTGTTCCGACGACCGACGAATTGCTCAATGACAAGGTCACACTGGAAGCATTTATTCGCACCGGCTCGAATCTTGCCCTGGTCAAAGAGGCGGAGAAGCAGGTCATACGGGGCATCGGTGCCGGACAGCCTTTGGGCGTTCTCAACAGCGGTGCTCTGGTGACGGTAGGCGCTGAACTCGGACAGCTTGCCGACACTATCCTTTACCCGAATATCGTCAATATGTGGTCGCGGATGTACGCGGACAGCCGGACGAATGCAATCTGGCTGATCAATCAGTCCATCGAACCGCAGCTCTATACGATGGGCATTACGGTAGCTTTGGGCGGATCTCCCGTCTACATGCCTGCTGGTGGAGCGAGTGCATCCCCTTACGGCACCCTGTTTGGCCGTCCGGTCATTCCGTGTAACCATTGCAGCAAACTCGGCGACGCCGGCGACATCATCCTGGCAGATTTCGGAGAATACCTCTGGATCGAAAAGGGCGGTGTTCAGGAAGCGACTTCGATCCATTATGCATTCATTACCGACGAGACCTATTATCGTTTCGTCATGAGATGCGATGGGCAGCCCGCTTGGAGTAAGGTGTTCACACCCGAGCAGGCGACGGCGGCAACGCAATCTCCGTTCGTTACGCTTGCTTCGCGCTGAGGGATATAAAAATGTGTTTTGCTTCTATAACGCCTTTTGATGTTCATGGGAATCGAGGGAGAAAACAATCTCCGGAACAGATTCGGAAACGAACTGAATCTATGCTCAAAACTCGATCCGAATGGGCGCCAGAGTACCGTGAAGAAGTAAGGCAGAAACTTTCAGATAACATGAGGGGGCAGGAACCTTGGAATAAGGGTAGAACCTGCCCCCAATTATCCGGCGAGAATCATGGAATGTTCGGGAAACATCATACCGATGAAGCGAAACTAAAAAACTCTTTAGCGCACAGCGGGTTGAAGCAATCGGCTGAACATATCCAGAAAAAAGTAGATGCGCGGGCGGGTTATCGACATTCCGAGGAAACGAAAAGACAGATAAGGGAAACCAATTTAGTAACGTGGGCAATTCCCGAAGTAAGAAATCAATCTGTCGGGGAAAATAACCCAACATGGAAGGATGGAATCAGCTTTGTTCCCTATCCTGTCCAGTTCAATATAATCCTCAAGGAAAGAATCAGAAATCGGGATGGTAGAATATGTCAGTCGTGCGGAAAGACAGAGGAAGAAAATGGTCAGAGCTTAGATATTCATCATGTCGATTACGACAAAAAGAATCTATCCGATGAAAACCTTATCAGCCTTTGTTTCTCATGTCACAGGAAATCATTTAACCGAAATAAAATTAACCGGGAGGGTCTAACGGCCCTGCCCTTAGTGAATTAAGGAGGAAAAGAAAATGAACATCGCACAAGAAAAGAAAATCGTTTGGCTCGCCGAGGATATCGACATTGCCAGCGAAGCCACGAATCCGTCTGACGGGATCAACATGAGCAAATACCATGACTGCCTTTTTGTGGTTCATTATGTGGATCTCGGAGCAGAGGCTCATTATGTGAGGGTGCAGAGCGGAGCGACAGAGGGAGCTTATTCATCGAATTTGCTTTTCAAGTATGCTTTTGGTGGTGCAGCCCTTGCCGCAGCGAACGCCGATGTGTATGCAACATGGGCCGCCGTTACCGCCGCAGTCCCGTATTTATCCGTTGCTCATGCCACATATGACAACTATACGCTGCTGGTTTATGTCGAAGCGAGCGACATGGACGTGGCAAATCAAGAGGAATGGCTGAATATCTCCTTCGATGACGATCTGACCAATGCCACCGGTCAAGCAATCGTCATGGCGATTCTCACGCCCAGATATCCAAGCGGGAATATGATTACGGCATTGGCCTAAAATTTATAAGGTTTGGCAGTTCCTTAAAAACTGCCACAATAATATTCGGAGGGATTGAAAATGGTAGTAAAAAAAGAAGTTTCTGGGACACGAGGAGACATTGAGGAAATGGTACTGGCCCTTGAAGAAAGGGTTATGAGGCTGGAAAATGAAAGAGTGGCGGCAGTCAATAACCAGTTTGAGATTTGGATGGACAATAAACTCCGGGGATTCTCATACGGCCCCGATCTTAAAAAGGTTGTCATGCCGCAATGTGTCGGTAGGACGGCGGACGAATCAAGAAAGATTTTCTTTGTTGAACGCGATAAACTGGTGAGGGAGAGATTTCCAGGACAACCGACACCGACGTGGGTGTGAACAATTTAACCGATTCGCCTCAAGGGATGGCGACACTGCGTCTCGACCCACGAGCCAGTGAAATGGGAGGACTTAAAAATGGGAGAGACAAAAGCTAGATGGAGAGCAGGTCAACTGGCCTTTTACGATGGAGCAACTCACGAAACGATTTTACCTCTGGCGCCGATTGTCATTTTTGATGATTTTCTCGGCGGGGCAGTCAATACCGACCTCTGGACAGAGATCGAAACCAACAACGCAACTAAAGCAATCGGCGGTAGCATTCTCGCCTACCATTTAACCAACGCCGGGGAAACGCAGGACGGCGGGATCTACGGTAAGGATGATACACCGTTCAATCTGGACAAGGGGCCTGTCTTTGAGGCTAGAGTAGCGATTCATGTCGCGCCTACCAGCGCCGCTGAGGTAATGATCGGCGTCCAGAATGATGCCTATGCTACCGCATCCAATAAATTCATGGTTGCCGACGAAGTGGCGAAATACGCGGCGTTCGGATTTTATACCACCGTCGGAGCCGGTCTAGTGCCGGTGATAAGAACCGATGATTCGTCGCTTGACAGCGGGATCATCAATTCAGGGTTCGGGGCTGTGGTGCTTGATGCCTATCATATTTATCGGATTGATTTCACAGATGTCACCAATGTTCTTTTCTACATCGATGGCGAGCAAGTTGCAAAAACAACCACGTTTAATATGAGTACCGGCAGCAACCTTCTCGTCCAGCCGGTCGTCATGGTGGACAAAAAGACTGCCGACACAGGACTCGGCGACATTTACATTGACTATATTAAAATGTGGCAAGCCACGCGATAAGGAGGCGCTATCATGAGAGAAACAAGAGAAAAATGGAGAGCGGGACAAGTAGCCTTCTTTGACGCGACAACCCAGGAAACAATCAAGCCGGTGTCGCCGGTGGTTTTGTATGATGATTTCCTTGGGTCGGTAGTCAATGGAGACCTCTGGTCGCAAGAGGACACAAATGATGCAACGAAGGCAATAGCGGCCAGCGCTTTGACGTTTACCATCGCGGCTACTGACCAGATAGAGGATGCCGGTATTTATATGAGACCGGCTCCGGCAAATACAGGCTGGTTCAAGGCGGCGGGTAATATGCAACTCGGAGCCTATGCTTTAATAAACACAAAGTTTCCCGGAGGCGGGGTTGGATACGTCACGGCCACATCAACGCAGGTGGGCGGTTTTGACGATACGATGGGCACTCTGGACATTGTTGGAACAGATATAGACGATGCTCCGGCGACTGAGTCCATCATCCCCTTGAACGGCTCAACTGTTGTGGGAACACAGTTATTCAAGACGATCACCAGTATCACGGGAGCTGGATGGACAAGGGACGGCGCCGGCGGGAGTGAAGACACGATTGTTATTGGATGTTCGACCGCAGTCGGTTCCTTCCGTTTTGACAAGGGCTTGATCTTTGAAACGAGGGTTAAGGTTACAACGAACCCGGGCGGCAAGGCAGAAATCATGTTGGGACTCGCGGGTGATCCCTACCTGACGGATAACCAGGTAGCGGAGGCGGATGATATTGACTATCATGCCTTTTTTGTCTTTGACGGCGCAGCGACTTGCACCATCTATGCTGATGACAATACGGCCAACACAAAGAATGCGATTGCAACGGGCCATTCGGCGGATGCCGCCTATCATATTTACAGGATTGACGCCATAGAAACCGAGGACGTTAAATTCTATATTGACGGTGATCAGGTAGCCAAGACAACTACCTTCGATATGTCCGGTATGGATGGCGATTTCCGGGTTATGCCTTACTTGATGGCGACAAAGGCCAGCGGGAACGGGCAATGCGTCTATGCGGTGGATTATATCAAGATTTGGCAGGCGATAAGATAACGATTCAGGCGGGGCGTGCCTACACGGACGCCCGACTTGATTACTTTTCCGCCAACAGGACGTGAAAGATCAGTAATGAAAGCTAGTAGAGCAAAGCAGATTGAGGCCGCGAAAAAAGAGAAACGGCAACGGCGAAAGAGGAAAAAGAAATAGGCAGGCAGAAGCCTTATTTTCGGAGCGGTCTCAATGAGACCTTAAAGGAGATTAAAATGGATGAACGAAGTAAAGTATTTTCAAAGTTAGCCGAATGTATTTTGGAAGGTGCGGCGTACAAAGCAACCAAATACATCAATGAAACATTAACTGTAAAGGCTACGAGAAAACGCTACAAGGGCAGAATTTATAAAAATCACGCAGTCGAGATTTTGTTCACTGTCGGTAAACCGAATTATGAGGAACGAGAATTTATTAAGAAGTGCAAAAAGGCAGGAGAATCATTCCCTGTAAAAAAGATACAAGAAAAATGGAATAAACCAGAAATTTAACAAGGCACTGCCTGCCTATTGATAAAAAGAAGGGAAGAAACCATGAACTTAGTCCAAACAGTCGGCCCGACCATCGAACCGATCACGTTGGCCGAATTGAAAACGCACCTGCGTATTGATTCTAGTTCCATGTCGGACAACATCGATGAAGTCCAGTCCATCGCGCCGGGAGAAAAAGCCATTGCAGTTTATACCGGCACGGCGGTTGAAGTTCTGGGATACAATGCCGCGGTCGAGTTCGCTGCCGGTTTATTTGCTGCCGGCGGAATAACGGATGTTGAGATTCAGGATTCCGATGACAACGTAACCTTTAATGACTGGCCGTCTACCACAGTGCAAGCATTTACACAGGTGACAACGGATGGGATGCTTACAAGTGCGGCGCTGTCTATCGGCTCAACGCCTCAAAATGTCGCTAACGGAATATTCACTTACTTCATTGCAGGCGTGCCTTATTCAAAGCCAGCCTACGGCGCGGGGACGGCTCTTGGAATTGGTACAATTCTACAAAATAAATTCGGTGCGGTCGCCTTTGACATCGGCGCGAATAATACGATTGACGTAGTGCCGGCCACTGGTAACGCGGCGGGTTATACTACAGCAGCTTTCGCTGTTGCTGGCCTTCCGGTTGCAGAGGCTGGTCATGTCAGGATGGGAAATGTAACGGTGAAGAGTTCAGCCATTGCCGGGTTCATTTTCGGCACCACCTCCCTGGCCGATGCGACGGCAACCGTAGCCTATACTCAGGCGACTTTAAAAGCCAATTATAGCACGACCTATGAGAAAGCATACACCGGGATTAAACGATATATCCGGGCAATAGCGACGGTCACGGGTGCAAGTTGCTCTTTAGGAATTTCCGTTATCAGGTCAATGGCAACGGTTATTGAGGATACGCTTTTGACGGACAACATAACGGCAGTGCGTGAGCATGTGGAAGACATTACCCGCAGAGCCTTATTAACTCAGACCTGGCGTTATTACCTTGATGAATTTCCTTGTGAGAACTTTATCAAGATTCCTTTTGGCAATCTTCAGACCGTGACCTCGATTAAATACAAAGGAAGCGATTGGCTCACGGCGGCGGATGATGTGACCTTGATAGAGGGAACCGATTACATAGTTGAGACCAACGGCGAAGGGATTGGGCGGATAGTTTTACCCTATGGCGGCGTCTGGCCTTCAGTAATACTTTACCCTTCAAATCCGATTTGCATTGAAATTGTCTGCGGCTGGACAACAGCCCTTTTGGTGCCTTACAAAATTAAGGCAGCGATGAAAATGCTGTGTGAAGATTTATATAATCACCGTGACGCAAAAATGACTCAGGCACAAGGGAATGTGACGGAAAACAAAGCCGTTATGAACCTTTTGGCCAGTGCCAGACTCTATGATGAATTTTAAGGAATCGAACGATGGACTCAGGGCAATTAAATAAACGCGTGACGCTGCAATATCAGACGAAGGTCAGCGATGGCATGGGCGGCTTTGTCACAAGTTTTGTTGATGCCTGCACGGTCTGGGCGGCCTTATGGCCCACGTCTGCTAATGAAATCACGGCGGCCAACGCCACGGTCATGGTCGTGAGTCACCGGATACGGATTCGCTACCGCAGCGTTTTAAAAGCAAGCTGGCGGATTAAGTATGGGAATCGTTATTTTAACATCGTTTCAATTATTAACCAGAATGAAGCGAATGAG